TGCCCTGACTGCCACCACGCCCCTGACAAACGGCGCAAATGGTACGGTTGACGATTCGGCCTATCAGACTTATTTGGATAGAATGGAAGCCTATACCTTCAACGCTATGGGTTGCCCGTCCAATGAATCCACGATTACCGCCCTGTTCACAGCTTTTGTGAAGCGGATGCGTGATGATGTGGGCAAGAAGTTTCAGGTGGTTTCTTTCCGTACACTGGCCGATTATGAAGGCGTTGTGTCTGTCAAGAATACGATTGCCGGGGCCACGGATGATCCCGCCTTGGTTGCTTGGGCAACCGGTGTGGTTGCTGGAACTGCCGTGAACAAGTCTGCAACCAATATGACCTATGATGGTGAATATGATGTAGACACCAGCTATACCCAAAGCGAACTTGAAGCCGGTATTCAGGAAGGTTCCTTCATGTTCCATTTGGTGGATGAAAAGGTTGTGGTTTTGGAGGATATTAACACCTTCACTTCTGTAACAGATGAAAAATCTTCGGACTTTTCCAGCAATCAGACGATCCGGGTTCTGGATCAGATCGCCAATGATATTGCCGTTCTGTTTGGTAAGAAATACATTGGCAAGGTTCCCAATGACGCTTCCGGGCGGGTGAGCCTGTGGAACGATATTGTGAAGCACCACACGGAACTTCAGAATATCCGGGCTATTGAGAATTTCAGCGGGGATAATGTGACCGTGGAACAGGGTGACACCAAGAAATCTGTGGTTGTTACCGACTATGTGACCCCAGTAAACGCTATGGCCCAGCTTTATATGACTGTCTATGTACAGTAAGAAAGGGGTGTAAAACGGTATGAACACGGTCATGAACGCCAAAGACGCTGTTTCCGGTTCCCTTGCGGAATGCTTCATCACGATTGATGATAACCGGTACAACTTCATGCAGGCTATCAACCTTGAAGCCAATTTTGAAAAAACCAAAACGGAAGTTCCCATTTTAGGCAAAACAGGAAAAGGCAACAAGGCCACCGGCTGGAAGGGTACGGGTTCCGCCACCTTCCACTTCAACACTTCCATTTTCCGAAACATGATGAAGCAGTACAAAGACACCGGCGAGGATGTCTATTTTGACATTCAGGTAACCAATGAAGATCCCACTTCTTCTGTTGGCCGTCAAACGGTGATCCTGAAGGACTGCAACATTGATGGTGGAATTCTTGCCAAGTTTGATGCGGATGCAGAATACTTGGATGAAGATATGGATTTCACCTTTGAAGATTTCGAGATGCCCGAAACCTTCAGTATGCTTGACGGGATGGAATAACATTCACAATCCCGGCCCACTTTTGATAATGTGGGCCGGGATTTCTCTTTATCATTATCAAAAATAGGAGGATTTTAACAATGACACTTTCCGCATTTCTGGCCGAAAACGCCCTGAAGGTTGAAAACATCAAATTTACCCCGTCCAAGCGTTTCTTGGATGAGGATGGCAACCCCATTCAGTGGGAGATTAAGACCATCACCGGCACCGATGATGAAGCCCTTCGGAAAGCCTGTGCCAAGCGTGTTCCGGTTCCCGGCAAGAAAAATCAGTATCAGAAAGAAACCGATTATGATATGTACCTTGGGAAGCTGGCCGTGGCTTGCACGGTGTTCCCCAACCTGAATAGTACGGAACTGCAAGAAAGCTATCATGTGTATGGTGCTGAAGCCCTTCTGAAAACCATGCTGACCCCCGGCGAATATGCCGATTATGTGCAGAAGGTTCAGGAGGTTTGCGGCTTTGATACCACCCTTCAGGATGAGGTGGACGAGGCAAAAAACTAATCTGTGAAGGTGATGGGGAAGCGAATATTGCTTACTATTGCCTTCACGAACTTCATTTGACCCCTTCGGCCTTCTTTGCCCTTGATCGCCGGGAACGTGCCTTTATTATAGCGGCTATTGAAATTCGGGTGGAGCGGGAAAAGAAAAAGCAGAAGGAAATTGAACGAAAATCGCGCCGGGGCAAGCGTCATTGATAGCCCCGGCATTTTATTCGGAAAGGCGGTGAACCTGTGGCAACGATCAGAACGGCCATAGCCTTATATGACGGGGTAACAAGCCCCCTTCGGAATATGCAGAAGGCTATGGATATTGTGCTGAACAGCTTTGAAGCCATGCAAAGGGCTTCCGGGAATTCGGTTGATGTGTCAGCCATTCAGGATGCCCGTGAAGAATTGGCAAAAGCTGAAACCGCCTTTGATGCCATTGAAAAGAACATCAAAGATGCAAACGACCAACAGCAGAAGTTCAACAATTCTATTCGGGGCGGAAGTTCCGCCGCTGATAGCCTTTGGAGTAAGCTAAAAGGAATTGCCGCAACTGTGGGCGGCTTGGCGGCGGCAAAGAAGGTTATTGGTATTTCAGATGAATTGGCAAGCACCAACGCCCGATTGAATTTGCTGGTGGATGATGGCGGTTCCGTGGATGAACTGGAACAGAAAATTATGGCTTCCGCCCAGCGTTCCCGATCCGCTTACTTTGATACCGCTTCCGCTGTTGCAAAATTGGGCTTGAACGCCGGGAACGCCTTTGGCGGTGACATGGATCAAGTAATTGCATTCATGGAACAGGTAAACAAGCAGTTTGTAATTGGCGGTGCAACGGCCCAAGAACAAAGTAACGCTATGGTTCAGCTTACCCAAGCTATGGCGGCGGGTGCGCTTCGTGGTGAAGAATTGAATTCCATTCTGGACGGTGCGCCCGGTATTGCAAGAGCCATTGAACAGTATATGGGAATTGCAGAAGGTTCCATTAAAACCGTTGCCGCTGAAGGCAAGGTGACCGCTGAAGTGGTTAAAAATGCCATGTTTGCGGCGGCTGATGAAACCAATGCCAAGTTTGAAAGTATGCCGAAAACGTGGAGCCAAATTTGGACTTCCATGCAGAACAAAGCCCTTTCAATCTTTGCCCCAATCCTGAACAAGATCAATGCGATTGCCAACAGTGACCGTTTTACAACGGTAACGGACGGCATTATCAATGCCCTTGCCGCTGTTGCTTCTGTTGCTACGGTGGTTCTTGATTTACTGATCAATGCGGCTTCTGTGATCGTGGATAATTGGTCTTGGTTGTCCCCGATTATTTACGGGGTTGCCGCCGCCCTTGGTGTATACTACGGCGCACAGATGGCGGCGAACGCTGTTGACATGATTTCCAACGGGATTCATGTTGCTATGGCCGGGGCGCAGATGATTCACCTTGCCGCCACCGGTTCACTGACTGCCGCCACCGCTGGTGCAACAGCGGCCCAATACGGCTTGAATGCGGCCCTGTACGCTTGCCCCCTTACATGGATCATTATTCTGATTATCGCCCTAATAGCCCTGTTCTATGCGGCTGTGGCGGCGGTCAATCACTTTGCGGGAACCAGTGTTTCCGCCACGGGTATTATTTGCGGTGCCTTTATGACCGCCCTTGCCTTTATTGGCAATCTGCTGATTACCCTGTGGAACACTTTTGTTGATGTGTTCGTGATGATCTATAACCTTGTGGGTGGAATCGCTGTTGCCATTGGGGGCCTGTTCAATGATCCTGTGGCAAGTATTATTCAACTGTTTTACAGCCTTGCCGATACGGTTCTTGGCGTGTTGGAAACCTTGGCTTCCGCCATTGATACAATCTTTGGTTCCAATCTGGCCGGGGCGGTTTCCGGTTGGCGTTCTTCTTTGAAGGGCTGGACAGAAGATACCTTCGGCGTGGAAGTTTGGGAAGGAATCAGCGGTGATTCCCTGAAGCTGGATCGCTTCAATTACGGGGATGCTTTTGATTCCGGGTACAGCTTCGGTGAAGGCATTGAAGATAAGGTTTCCGGCCTGTTTGACTTCTCCAGCATGGACAGCATGGGGGCCGGGGCCGGTATGGATGCCTTTGACCTTGGAAACACCCTTGATAATATCTATGGGAATACCGGGGACACGGCCAACAATACAGCGGCCACGGCGGATGCGCTGGATATTACAGAAGAAGATTTGTCCTATTTGCGGGATATTGCCGAACGGGAAGCAATCAACCGGTTCACTACGGCTGAAATCACAGTTGAACAGACCAACCACAACAATATTTCCGGTGATACCGATCTTGACGGCATTATGAATGCTTGGGCCGCTGATTTTGCGGAAAAGCTGGATGTTTCTGAAGAAGGGGTGCATGAGTAATGGCATATAAAATGTATTTGGCTGGTGTGCTTATGCCCATCACCCCTTCCAAGGTGACTGTGAAGATCAATAATCAAAATAAAACTATGACGCTGATCAACGGGGAAGAAATCAACATTCTGAAGGCCGCTGGCCTGTCGGATGTGTCTTTTGAACTATTGCTTCCCCAAGTGTCCTATCCTTTTACCAATGGCGGTGCATTATCCGCCAATTATTATTTGAGCCTGTTTGAAACATTGAAAACCAGCAAGAAGCCCTTTCAATGGATTTTGAATCGAACAAAGCCCAGCGGCGGCCTGTTTTTCTTTACCAACATGACCGTTGGCCTTGAAAACTATGAAATCACTGATGATGCCGGAAAGGGGTTTGATATTGGGGTAAAAATCGAACTGAAGCAATACAGGGCCTATGGCACTAAAACGGTGACCATTAAAGCCGCTGATTCTTCCAGCGGGACAACCACCCCCACGGCTACCATTCAGGCGGCACCAAGATCAACAGCAAGTGCGCCCAGCGCAAGCACCTACACCGTAAAATCCGGGGATTGCCTTTGGAATATCGCCAAGAAACTTCTTGGGGATGGTTCCCGGTACACGGAAATCTATAATCTGAACAAGGATAAGATCAAAAACCCCAATTTGATTTATTCCGGCCAAGTTCTTACCTTGCCTTCCTGAAAGGGATGATCTCGTTGGCGGTTGAACTTTTTATTCAACATAATGAAACAATTCAATACCCGGTTGTTGAAGAAGGCGCAAAGCTGACATGGGAGCGCAAAGGAACCCCCGGAAAATTAACTTTTACCGTTGTCAAATGTGCCGGATTAAACTTTCAAGAGGGTGATCCGGTGAAGCTGACTGTGGACGGAACCGCTATGTTTTATGGGTTTGTATTCAAAAAGAGCCGGGACAAAGGCGGCACCATTGATGTGACTGCCTATGATCAGTTGCGCTATCTGAAGAATAAAGACACCCTAACCGATGAAGGCTTGAAAGCGTCTGACATTCTGAAACGAATTGCAACTGATTTCCGCTTGAATCTTGGAACGGTAGAAGATACCGGGTACACCATTGAAAGCGTGGTGGAAGAAAATGAAACGCTGTTTGATATGATTCAAAATGCCCTTGATGAAACCCTGATGAATACTAAACAGCTTTTTGTTCTATATGATGATGTTGGAAAGCTGACCCTGAAGAATATCAATTCCATGAAACTTGATCTTCTGATTGATGCCGAAACCGGGGAAAATTTTAGCTATCAATCCAGCATTGATGAACAGACCTATAACAAAGTGAAGCTGGCCTTCAACAATGAGAAAACCGGAAAGCGTGAACTATATGTAACCCAAGATGGCGAAAAGATGAACCAATGGGGGGTTCTTCAATATTATGAAGAAATCCAAACCCAAACCGGCGCACAGGCCAAGGCCGATGCCCTGTTGAAGTTGTACGATCAGAAAACCCGGAAGCTGACAGTTCAGAACGCCCTTGGGGATGTACGGGTAAGGGCCGGGTGTGCGGTGGTGGTTTCTCTTGATCTTGGTGATGTGATTGCCAACAATTATATGGTGGTGAACAAAGTCACCCATACTTTCAAAGATAATGAACACCGCATGGAACTTGACCTGATCGGGGGTGAATTTATTGCCTAACCCTGTTGAAGTGGTAAAGAAAGCGGCGGTGGATGCCGTGAATGCTGAAAAGCCGGTGAACCTACTGTTTGGACAGGTTATTTCCGCTTCGCCTTTGAAGATACAGGTGGATCAGAAATCCATTTACACAGAAAAAATGTTGGTGCTTACCCGGAATGTAACTGATTTTGAAGTTGATATGACAGTAAGCCATTGGACGGAATACGAAACCGAACACCAACACCCAGTAACCACCGGTGGAACGGCTACACCGGTTTCCCACCGGCATAAATACAAGGGAAAGAAGAAGTTTAAGGTTCACAATGCCCTTGTAACCGGTGATTGGGTGCTTCTGGCCCGAATTCAGAAAGGTAAAAAATTTGTTGTTGTGGATCGGATCAATCCGATTCCAGAACTAAAGGGGGAATGGGTATGATCCCGCAAACGGGGGATGATCTGTTGCAAGATTTTGAAATTGGAACCTTGCCCAGCAGAACATTCAGAATGAACCCTGACACTTTAACCATCATTGGCACCATTGATGAAGTGAAGGCGGTGGAACAGGCCATTTTCCTGATCCTGAACACGGAACGCTATATGTGGCTAATCCATTCTTGGGATTATGGCGTTGAACTTCATGATCTGATTGGTCAGCCGGTGGATTTTTGTATTCCTGAAATTGAACGCCGGGTGAAGGAAGCCTTGCTTCAGGATGATAGAATCACCGCTGTTCAAAATTTTGAATTTACAGTGAACAAAAAGAAAGTGCTGACCACCTTCACGGTGATCAGCATTTTTGGTGCAATCTATACGGAATTGGGGGTTGAAATCTGAAATGTATGAAGCACAGACCTATGAAACCATTCTGGCCCGGATGCTCCAAAAGGTTCTAACGGTCAACAGCAATCTTGATACCCGTGAAGGTTCTATGGTATGGCTTGGCAATGCCCCCGCCGCCGTGGAACTGCAAAACCTGTATATTGCCCTTGATACTGTCCTGAATGAAACCTTTGCAGACACCGCAAGCCGGGATTACCTGATTTTAAGGGCCAAAGAAAGGGGCCTTTCCCCACAACCGGCAAGCCCCGCCGTTTTACAGTTGTCCATTACCCCTACCACACTTCAGTTGGCTTTGAACACCCGCTTTTCTATCGGGGAACTGAATTATTATGTTTCCGCTGAACAGGGTGAAGGACTGTATGAAATCACCTGTGAAACCGATGGTGAAGCCGGAAACGATTACACCGGAACCGTGATCCCCATTGAGTATGTGGAAGGGCTGGAAACCTGTACAGTAACCGCTATTCTGATTCCCGGCGAGGATGAAGAAGATACTGAAGTTTTCCGCCAAAGATACTTTGACAGTCTGAACGCCCAAGCCTTCGGCGGAAATAAGATTGACTATATCGAAAAGGTAAATGCCATTGCCGGTGTTGGCGGCGTGAAAGTTTATCGGGCATGGAACAGCGATATTAAACCGGCTGATATGATTCCCCCGGACGGAACAGAGGATTGGATCAGCGGCCTTTCCGATGTTCCAACAGAAGTGAAAACTTGGCTTGATACCGTGTATGCCGCCGCCAAGGATAGCAAGCTGACTGTGGGCGGAACTGTGAAACTGGTTATCATAGACAGCACATTTTCAGCCCCTTCCACTGTTCTTGTGAATCAGGTGCAAACTGCCATTGATCCTACTCAAAACGCCGGGGAAGGTGTTGGAATTGCCCCTATTGGTCATGTGGTAAAGGTGGAAGGCGTATCAGAAGAAAGCGTGAACCTGTCCTTTTCCCTTTATTATCAAAAGGGGTGGACTTGGGATGATGTTTCTTCCTATGTCGCAGAAGCCATAAATGAATATTTCTTGGAATTGGCGAAAGGGTGGGCTGATTCGGAAGAAGCCCTTGTGGTTCGTATCAGTCAGATTGAAAGCCGCATTTTGGGTATCACCGGTATTCTGGATATTGCAGGAACCAAGATCAACGAGGAAGCGGCCAATCACACTTTGCCCCTTGACCGAATTCCGGTTTTGGGAACTATAACCCCCGGAACTATTACGATCAGCGCATAAAGGGGGTTGACCAATGGAACGAAAACTGATCAACTATCTTCCCTATATTGTCCGGGATTATGCCGAATTTCAGGGAATCACGGAAGCGGAACAACCTGAATTTGAAACTGCATGGGATTCTGCTGATGATTTGCTGGACAATCAGTTTATCAGTACAGCGGGGAATATGGGCCTGTCCCGTTGGGAAAAAATCTTAGAGATTACACCAAAGGGAACAGATACTTTGGAAGATCGCCGGTTCCGTATTTTGACCCGCTTGAATGAAGAACTTCCCTATACCTTGCCCCAGCTTCGGAACATTCTTGAAACCCTTTGTGGTGAAGGTAATTATTCCGCAGATGTAACAGATTACACCCTTCTTGTAAAAGTTGGAGTTGCCGCAAAGAAGAATTTTGAAGATGTGGAAACCCTGTTGGAACGGGTTGCCCCGGCAAATCTGATCCTGACAGTTCAGCAGTTGTTCAATATCCATCAAACTTTGGCCGGATTCACCCACGCCCAGCTTGCATATTATACCCATTCTGAACTTCGGACAGAAGAACTTCAGGCGCATGGTGTTACTGCCCATTCCGATCT